TCAGCCGCTGACAGGGTAGCGGCCCCTGTCGCTCCGATATCAACCTTGGCGAAGACATGCGTCACCGCTTGGTCTACTGCCTGTGTAGGCTTAAATGACCGATTAGCCATGGTTCACCTCCTTAAAGTGCAATGCGAACATTAAATCCTGGGGCATTACATGCAACGTTACCGTAGAAGCCGATTCGGACTTCGTAGGCATCTGCTGATGACTGCCGCAAGATTCTGTTTCCGTCTAGATCAAGGATGTGAGGTGCGCCGCCAAGAGAGTTCAGAGACCAAGTGTCGAGCTGAAGCATCCATGCGACGTCTGGCTGACAGTTCTGGTCAGGGATAACGTTGATAACGCCGTTTGGTCCTTGGACTGCGAGGCTTCTGAACCCGACGTCAACATCCCTTGCCTTAAGCTCGTCATAGCGAACTCTTGATCCAAGAGACTTTTCTAGGTTGATGTATGACTCATAACTCATGAGGCATGTATCTGGTCGAGCACCAGCTCGGGCTGCCTTGCCTGCTGCGGAGACCAAGGCCTCTTCGATTGGCATTGCAGACCCGTCAAAGCGGATGCCGCCCAGTCGCTCCGTATCCTTTGTCCTAACCTGGCCGAAAAACGCCGTTGCACCAGGAGCATCAGACGGAATCCATCCATCTAGGCCCATAATGGCTTTAGCGCTATCGGAGTCGAGTGTTGCGCCAGCCTGAGTCCCAGATCGGAAGATGTAGTCACCACCAGAAAAGCCACCAGTTGCAGCGCTAAATGTAAGCTTGCTATTTGTCCGGTCAATCTCTGAAATCACACCGCCGCCTGTACTTGCGCCTGTGTTTCCGCCGGTGTTTGATGCAAAGATCAAGGTCATCCCAACTTCAAAGTTTGCGATATCTTCAGGGTTGGTCAGGTCGCAGGTCGTGGAGTTGTCGTTGTCCGCCCCAACTAGACCCAAGTACCCGCCGCCATCACGGAAGAGCTGGACAGCGAGGTCACGACTAAGTGCATGAATCGCTCCGTCAATTTCCATGGTCAGGTACCGAATGAAAGAGTCTGCCTTCCCTTCGGTGGCCTTGATTGTTTCGCCAGTAATGGAAGCAACTGAGTAGTTCTTAACTCGGGTCAAAAGGAACTGACCCAAGCTCGATGTTGATGTTTCTCCCTGCGCAATTTCAAAGTCGGCTGAAACGTTTTGAGGGTTTCCGTAGAGCAGAGGAATCGGCATATTCAAACCGCCGAATTTCTCGTATTTAGGGATTAATGCGTAAAAGGGATTGTTTTTGTAAACAAGGTCCTTAATTCGAAAATCTTTGTAATGCTGTTTTACCGCTTCTGATACGGTGGCAAGATCTAATGGGGCTGCCATTCTATTCTCCTTGGTCGCGAATTAAGCGATAGGAGACAGTGCGCCGCCTATTCGCCGAAAAACTTATAGCTGCGGGCAAGATGGTCGAGGTGCTCGTCTCTAGACATTGGTTTAGAGTGAGCTTCGCCGTCCGTGGTCATTCCGACCGCCGCAACTGAATTTGATAATGTTTTCGGCCTTGAATCTGGCTGCCGAGGAGCTTCTGTTTTCGCTTCGTTCCCAAAGGAATCTTTATATTTTTTGGCTATTTTCTTGCTGCCAAAGTAGCTACGGGCTTCCTCTTCGAGGTGATCCTCGACTAGTTGCGCCGCTTGCTTATACTCCATGACTTTCGAGGTCGAGTTGTAATGCTCTTGCATTACTTCTGCCACTAGACCATGCGCGTCCCTTGAATGTATAAGCTCAAAGTCTTCACTATTAGTCTCGACGAAATTACGTATCTCGTCAATGAAATTATTGTATGCTTTTTCCTGGCTAGAGACAACCTCTTGTTGCTCTCGACTACTTAGCTTTGCTTCTAGCTGGTCAATCCTACCCAGGAGCTTGTCAATATTGGCATCTCGCTTGTAATCATCCGGCTTTTTATTCCCGGTTATGATGTCCTCGGATAGTCGATCAAAGTCTAAATCTAGTTTAGACAATAGCTCTCTCGGGTTCTCGGCGGCAATCTTTCGAAGCTCTTCGAGTTCCTTAGCAGCGCTGTTAGGCTTACCTTGCTGGGACCGAAGTTCTGACAACTCCTGCTGGAGCCTCTTATAATCGTCCTGCTGACCCCTCACAGATTTTTCGCGCTTGGCTAATTGAGCGAATCTCCGATTAAAGTCGCGGTTCGTCGGTTCAGGCTCTTTTTCAGGGGCTGCATCCACAGATTCCGGCCCTTCCCCAGGGGTAACTACCTCTGCTGCCGGTTCGTCTACGGTTTCCTCTATTTGTTCATCCGCTCTCTTTGCCATCAATCCGTTCACATGATCAATTGTTTCCTGCAAGTTGTCTTGTGCCATTTCCATCATATCTCCTTACTGTAAGTCTTGAGGCGGGAGTGCCTCTGGTTCCGAAGGCATTGCTGCCTCAATCTCAGGGGGTAGTTCACCCCCTGCTCCAGGAGGCAATTCACCTCCTGCTTCGGGCGGTAGTGGCGGCTCAGCTCCCAGAGGGGGTGTTGGAGGCTGAGCTGCCTGCGCCATGCTAGTCATGAGCGCCATACAGTCCTCAATATATCGCCGAAGAAGTGCCATACGATTCTCGGGTGCATTATTTATCTTTGCGCGTAGATAAGCCTGCTGCACCCTCTTTACCGATAAAGCCAAATTGCTATACGGCTCAGGTTGAATGTATTTTCCTTTATCGACCATATTTTCAATCAGCATATCAATCTCATCTTGATCTGCCGTTAGATACTGAGTGACCGATTCTATGTCTGGATAATCCAGTAGTTTCAAAATGGTACTTGGGTCTTGTATGATCCCACTTTGAGCAAGCTCGATAACCTTCTGAAGCTTGCCAGCAGGGGTCTGGGGAAGGAGCGATGTCGGCCATATCTTCATGACGTACTGTTCCTCGCGGAGATCGACATCCTTCCATTTAATCTGTTCTATATACTTGTCGCCGCTGCTCACGACCTCGTAATCATCGCCGCGCTCCGCAATACCGCGAGCCAAGTCAATCATCTGCTTGGCTGCGTCCATAAACATGTTCTCGTAGTTCTGAGCCACAATCATGAAGCGCTCTGTCTCAATATCGGAAAATTCTCGAAGTGCTACTGCTGATTCGATGCCCGCAGGTTTTTTCGACATCGCGGCAAGCTCACTTACCCCCGATATTTGATAAGCACGGTTAAAAAGTCGGTCTAAGTGAGAAAAAACCTCTCCAGATACTGTTTTAGGAACATAGAAGACCGGAGGCTTGCCAATATAGTCGACGATGCCCCATTCCTCGTTGTTAATCTGGTGGTCGGCTATTTGTGACCCGGTTTCAAGAAAAACCTTCGGCTTCGCCAGATGCATTTGCTGCTGAATGTTCTTAAGGAGCGTATTAATCTCCAGTTGTATGCCCATAAGCTGCTCAGCGAGGCCCTGACCCCAGAATCCGAGAAGACGATCAGACCAACGAAGAAAAATGAAAGGGAAATGATTATGCTCATGCTTTTCGTCCAGGAGTGTTACGTTTTCCAAGCAAATAACGTGACGACCATCAGGAGCGCCGTCTATGCTCGGCAAGTGCCATGCTTCGACGACTTGTACCATTTCTGTGACGCTCGCACCAGAACTACGGTCATCAGATTCAATAACTGATGCTTCCTTAATCTCATTCTCGTACTCCGGGTAGGTATATCTTAGAACATCACGAGACACTGCCTTTACCTGGAAGATGCTTCTCGGTTTCTTGTACTTGGCCTCCTCAACAGAGACCATGATCTCCTCAGGGAATACTCGCTCACATATGATGTCCGAATTATGCTCGTACACCTTAAGGACGCCCGTCCCAAAAACGCACGAGTCCATAAAGACCTCTGGGGCGACTTCGTAAATCTTCGACCGATAAAACTGGCCATCACAGAACTTCTCCAGGAGCCTTCCCTTTCTCTGCTGGGAAAAGTCACCGCCAGAAGTAAGGAAGGTGCAACGAGGTCGATTCTTTGCAATCTTGGCCTGCACTGTATCGCACATTGACTTAATCACGTTAAACGTGACCGGCCTGTGAGAACCACCACCCTGAGGCCTCGATACACCGACCAAATTCAACGACGGGATATTCTCGTCGTTATAAGATCTGTAGTGCTGAAGATTTAGGCTGGTAATGTAACCATAGTCCCTCTTCATTTCATGGAGGATGTCGAACACAAAGTTGTGCGACTCCCTGTCTTTTGCTTGCCACCAGAATATTCGTTCTTCGCCTTCTCTCATCTTTATTACCCCTAGTGATAATTATCCTGCATTCCTGCCAGTACGCTCGCGGTTCTACATGCGGCTGGCGGACCGTCGTCATTTAGACCTTTTTCAAGCTTTCCTATATATTCCTGCTCTATCATATCCCAGTATTCCGACGTTCCATACCTTGGTCTAACCACTGGGGCCTTATAAGTATAGTGCCGACACTCCCGCCAAGCATACAGGGCTGCATCCGATAGGTGGTTCTCGAATCTGCCATCTTCCTTCAGTCTGCTTTCGTCCCACTGCAAAACATCCCATTCATCAAGGATAGGGCAGTTCTCAGGGACCATCACCCGGTTGGCAAACAGGTCATCGTTCATTATCTCAATAAATGAAGCTTTCTTCTTCTTCTCCGCCGCCTGGATAGGAACACCAAATCTCTGTCTGATCTCCTCGACTATTGACCTACCAAGGCCACCGGTATCAGCCACGATGGAAACAAAGCCGAAGTGCTCATTCAGTTCGATAATCTTATGAGCGATCTGAGTGGGGATCATCTTAGATTCTTTGTAGGTCTCCACAATATAGCAATCCGGTAAATCCCTACTAAATCCCAAGACCACAAAAGCAGTGGCGTCCGCATAACCCAAATCCACTCCAAGCACATATTCCCAATCTGCTGAA